ATTGATAGATAGCAAACCATTTGAAGTTCCACTGTCTATTTTCTTTAGCATGGCATTGATTAAATGACCAACTTACCCATGGGCGATCTCGACCTACCTGAAAATGGTATGCACCAAATCTAATATTAACCCAGAGGTTGCTCATTCTTCTACTCCGAATCTTTCTCTTAACCACTTAGCCTGGTCAGCAAGTTCTTTAATTCGTTCGTTCATATAAGGCTCCCAAAAACTAATGTAAAAGATAAATAGTATATGCTAAACAAATACTTTACCTCAACTTTTCTCTCTAATAAATATTCTAAATGCTATTATAACATAATCAATAATGCATTACAAGTGAAACGCAATAAACTACCTAAAAATAATAAGGACTATGTTTATTACGAATCGCACCACATTATACCTAAATCTATTAAACCGGAATTTAAAGATTTAAAACTCAATTCCTGGAATAAAGTATTACTGACCCCAAAAGAACACTTTATTTGTCATCTACTTCTTACCAAAATGCTATCGAGCTCTGATAAAAATAAGATGGTATATGCATTATGGACAATGACCAACCAAGCCAATAAACACCAAAGTCGATTTCAATCTAATCTCTATACTACTTATAAGTTAAAAATGCAGGCATCTTTATCTTCTGATCGTAAAAATAAATCCTTTATTGAACTGTATGGCGAAGAGCGTGCAGCAGAGATAAAGGCAAATATGTTAACCAGGAAATCACGCGGACCCAATTCTACCGAAGAAACACTGGCAGCATCTACTCGTATGAAGGAAAGACATCAAACTAATCCCTGGCAACGATTTATGCAGACTAATGGTCAACTTCCTAAAACAGAATGTCCGCATTGCCTTAAAGTGGTAGATCCCGGAAACTATGCAAGACATCACGGTGATAACTGCAAACGCATAACCACCATTTGCCCTATATGCAATACATCCTTTAGTTCAGTTCCTTGGGAAAATAAAAAATATTGCTGTAGAGAATGTTCTATGCAAGGCCGGCGTAAAGATGCATCTGCAGATTTAATCTAAATCCGTGATCCATACAATATCGTGCTGTATATTTGTGATTTGCTTCATTCTCTGCTAGATTGAGCAGCCCTGGCTCCCAAAAATCTATGGTCTCGTCTACCGTGCTACGTTCTGCCATTGTAATCTCACCCTTCTCTGCACGGAGTAATTTAATCTTCTGCGGAAAGGTATTGTATATATTCATTGGGCTGCAATATACATCGCCCTTTGTTTCTGACCATTCAATTGCCCAATCAGGGATAGTATGGTATGGGCTTTCTGGATCAGCAGACATAACAAATTTCAAACAATCAGCACGTTCTAAAATAGTCTTGCTCGGCTTCAGATATTTTGTTGGTTTACCTTCCTTCTCTGCACACTTAGGACTACATACAAGCATAGTACATTCTGGTACAACTGTATCAGGAATACCATTGCTTTCAATTTGTGTCTTACCAAATATGTGACTTGCTCTATCCAAAAATGGCCCTATGTTTTCTTGTAACAGTGGTTCACCACCTGTCATTACCAATACAATATTTGGAAAGTCATATTGTTTATCAGACATAACTGAAATAGGCAATGCCCACAATGGTACAGGTTGCCCTTTATTATTCCAATAATCGCAAATGGTATGATATGCTTTTGCAAAGATTTCATTATATGTCATCCATTCGCCATCATCGAAGAATGTATCGCAGAAGTTGCAGGTTAGATTACACTTTGTCAAGCGGATGAAGAGTGCGGGCATTCCGGCATATGGACCCTCCCCCTGAAGTGTGAAAAACATGCTTGTAACATACAGGCTGTCTTTGGGTGCATTATCGAAAAACTTTTTTCCTGTTATTGTATTAGTTCCGAACATTATCTACCTCTTTCTATATCAGGACGATTATCATATATGCCGATTCGGTCCTCTGCTTCCGGCCCTTCTTCGTATACCGCAACGGCAGCATCCATTAATAAGGATAAACGTGCCCGAAGTGTATCTTGCATTTCTTCCATGGTATGTCCACTACTATAGTAGAGCCATGCTTGTAGTGATTTAATCTCACTCTCTGGTGCCGGGATTCCCGATTCTGCCCAAAATTTCAAGTGTGCTCGGACATAATCTTCATAATCTGCTGTATGAGCATTTACCCCATTTTTAAGTGCATCAATTACAGCATCATTGACTGCATCTGTAAATTCTTGTTCAGTAATACCTGTATACCATTTGGTCATTCGCGTCCACCTTTTAGCTTTTCCACTATTTTACTAGCTTCCAACAAATAAGTCAAGTCATCTGCTGTTAGGGATCCTTTTTCCTTGGCAATCTCTATTAGATCAGCAAATACACTGTCTCTCATTCTAAGCTTCACACCATGAGTAATACCAGCTTGCATTTCTGCGCCCAGCGATATAGATCTAGCAAAGGCTGCTGCTGCTTCGTTTACTTCGATACCATTACCCCACGTTATTGTACCATCTCAATTGAGACGAACAATTTCTGTGTTAGACTGGTTATAAAATGTAACTACCGAAGTAGAATTATGTAAATTGGTGCCAATTGTAAAACTGGTAGATCCCTGATAGGGAGATGATGTTATTGTATTATAGTTGCTGCCTGCAGCCATAGTTGATCCTGTGATCATACTGCTGTTCATTGTATATACAGGCACATTTGTTCCTGCTGATATAGTGATATTTCCTGTGGCACCTACGGGTCCATTTGTAGGAAAAGAAGCAGGCACTGTTACTGTAGTAGGCATTTTAATTTTACCCTTTTTAGAAAACCATTTCTTAAACACATTAAACCCCGGATGAATCGCCCCACGTATGCATATATTTAGACAGCCTTACCATCTTATTAACACGGGCTTTTTCTATGCCTTCTGCGGTAACACCTAGTCCGGCATTTGTAACCAGATCAACTAATGCTAATACATCACCCAACTCCATTTCTAAATTTTCGAGATTAGTCGTGGTAGAAGCAGGATTCTTACCAACAACACCAAATCTCTTAATCTTAGATGCGGCTTGAATTACTTCAGCGCATTCTTCCTGAAGAATGTTAAGACATTCTTCTTGATGATCATTTACTTGCTTCAAATTTTTGCTCCCAGGTCCAGGCATGCTTAATCGCATCCTTGACATTATATTGTGGTTCCCATCCTAATAGCTCTTTAGCCTTAGAGATATCTGCTACTAATTCTGCGGGATCTCCCATTCGCCTGGGCATGTATTCGATTACTGGTTCAACACCAACGACTTCTCCTGCGAAATGAACTAGTTCTTTTACGCTAACTCCCTCACTACCACCACCTAGATTAAATGCCTCGTTGCCTTTGCCGGCATCAAAGAAATCTATTGCCTTAGCATGAGCATCAGCTAAATCTGCAACGTGAACATAATCACGTACACAAGTACCATCCTTGGTAGGATAGTCATTACCAAATAATGGGAATGATTCTCCATTCAAAATCTTATTACACAAGATAGGAATAACGTGCGTAGCAGGACGTTGTACATATCCAAAACGACTTTCTGGATCAGCGCCTGCGGCGTTGAAGTATCTAAAATTTACATACTTCAGGCCGTATGCCCTAGCATAATCCTTAATCATTAATTCGCCAACTACCTTAGTTGATGCATACGGATTCTCTGGATCATAGTATAACCCTGCCTCTTTGAGTGGGCCATCTTGTCCCTGACGACCATAGGTATTTCCGCTAGAACTAAAGACAATGTTCTTCATGCCATTAGCGACCATAATATCGAGCATACCCTTCATTTTTACCACATTATTTGCGTAATACTTCTCCGGTTCTGTTACGCTTTGTTCTACTAGATGCTCGGCGGCTAAGTGTACGATTGTATCATAGTGAAAAACATTTGATTGAAGGAAAGTAAGATAGTCCTCTTCAAATATAATTGCTGGTGTATTCCAATTCTTGATCTTGCGATCAACAATTGTTACTTGGTGCCCTTGCTGGTGCAGTTTATGTGCTACCTGCGTACCAACAAACCCACTACCACCAGTAATTAAAATTTTATGCTTTTTTGTCATTTACTAACCTTTCGATAATTTTATATGCTTCGTATGCCTCTTGTAATGCAGGGTACTTATCCTGTAATGCTTGATTGGGCTCGATAATTGCTAACCGTGCTTCTATTGCTTCTATGCGTTTAAGAAGTTTTTGATGATCGAATTCTGTAAATACAGGTGACCACGATGTCCCGTTTACTCCAGAAGTCAACACCGAGCCCGGTAAGACAGAGCCCACCGTTTGAGCTATAATACCAAAACCCGGTTCACCGCAAGCGTTAAAACTGCTCATGTTGAATACTTTATTTTAAAGAATAGTGCATCATCGGGATCTACAAACCCTATGTAGATAGCTTCTGATCCATATCCATTGTTAAATTTCACTGCTACCAATCCGTTACTGTTTGAATTTACCCATTCGAGCATTTGTACCCAACCAGGGTGATATGATCGTTTAATTACTATCTTAAATTTACTATCAAAGACAGGTCCATCATAACCAATCATCTCCACCTGTTTCTTGTTTGTAATAAATGGCCACATTTGTTCAAAAATGATAAATATACGATAACAGAGAGATAATCACAATGCCCAAACTACTAAATCCTTCAAATAATTATAAATGTTTTCTATGCGAAAGTCAAGCAACCTATATAAGTTTTAATTCTAAGAAATATCGATGTGTTGAGAAGATTACACAATGCCCTGGTTTTATTAAAAAGGCTGAAGAATCTCGTCAACAGAATATGTCCAAAATAGATAGACAAAAGCATATGAAAAATATGAGTGATAAAGGTAATGCTAAATTGCATAAATTACATCAAGACCCCGAATGGCGTAAAATTAAAGGCGAAAATATATCTAAAAATAAAATAATAAATGGTTCTGCTATAGATCCTATCAACAAGTCAGCATGGAAATTATACGAAGATGATGTTGATAGAATTACAAGAACAAATTGGATTTATAATCAATCTATAATTAATCCATTAGGATTAGAACGAGGCAAAGATTACGAATTAGATCACAAATATAGTAAACAGCAAGGATTTAAAGATAATATTCCTGCCGAATTTATAGGTAGTTATAAAAATTTACATTTAATAGAAAGATCTACAAATAGACGAAAATATAATACATGTTCTATTACATTCGAAGAACTTTATTCTTTGATGAATTCTATATAGGCACCGTTTTCGTTATCCTCACTGATTTCTATAGTTACACTGCGATCAGGATATTTAGAAATAATTTCAGTATATAGATCTTCACTTAACATTTCACATGATTTGAAATTGAGGTGAAGTGTTCCATTGTATAGTTGTTCTAGCCATCGTTTGAATTGTATAAATTCTATAGCCCTATCTGAATGTTCGACTTCGATAGAAACTTTAAAATGAAAAATATGACGATGTGGATATCCTAGAAAACTAACATCATCATTGCTACCTGTTGCAAGCATTGGGTCAGTTAATGCAGCCGGGTATCTATGAATACCTTCTTTACAGAATTTAACCCATATCCATCTTTTAATCATTTCTTGGCCTTTGCCTTCTTTGTAGATTCCTTCGCTGAGAGCGGGTCGGTTTTAGCACCTTCCGCATACGCTTCAGCTGCATCAACAGGCCCCGCAATAAAGGGGATCGGCGATATTTTCGTTTCTTCATCTTCGGGCTTTAATTTAGATACAGCATTCGGATCGAGTCCGATTTCCTGATCATTGATTACAGGTGTCGTCCTATGAGCAACAGGTGCTAGTACGTCTTCTTTAATAACAACATCTGTGCCATAGTCGTTCCAATCGGTGAAACGGTTGCTATCTGTTACTTCACGGAAGTGCATACACCATACACCCGGATTAGTTGCTTCGAAATCTACATCATCAATCTTAACTGTTAGGTTAGGACTCGACATTTGAACACTCGGAATCCTAACACTTAACAATGGGACAAAAATTCGCGATTGCCAAATACCTGCATTTAGTAATTTTAACACAGATATGTGTTGATGTGCTTGATAGTCTAATGTTACCCAATATCCTTTATCGAGCAATGCCATAATTGTCCGATCCCAATAAGGTGTAGATGCATCAGTGACATCGAACGAGTGATTGGCACCCATAAAGATATGCCCGACCTTATGCTCCGTTGCGTGTTTTACAATTGTAGCAAGATCTTGTTTACCAACCACAAATAATGTCTTCTTTGAGTATGCAGGTGTATGCTCTACTTCTGGGCCAATGAAGAATGCCACATTGTTATGTCCGTCTCTTTTCATATTGTTTCCTTTAAACTAATTCTTCGATAATACCCAACATTTCTGCAACCACAATCATTGTGCCTGCAAAAAATAGGTTACCTGCTGCAAGACTACATCCTGCTACAATGCGTAATGCACTCTTAACGAAACTAATTCGTTGATGTAATTTTGGATCTGGTTGATTCATAATTTTTCCTAAGTCAATTAAAGGTTGGTGTCCCGGACACCGACCTTGTTTATAATCACATGAAGCACTATATTCCTTATGACAAATATTACAAGTCATATTAAAACTTTGCTGTTGCTACATGTTTTCTATAATCATTACCATTACGTGCCCACTCTTCGCCTTTGCCTTCAAATACGTCTAGTGTGCGATCTATTGTTCCATTCTGCCAATCACTTACTGCACCTGTTTTATATGATGCCGGACTCACAAACATCTTTTCAAGTCTTTCTGCGGCATCTTCTACGCTCCACGGAATATACATATTCTTTGGATTATTAGCAAATACTTCCGGAAAACTGCGATATGCTGGATATAATGTTAGTGTGCCAAACGTATCGGCTTCGCTTACTGTGTTACTTACCCAGTCTTGCAATGCACAGTTAAATAAAACGGTGCTATCAGCAAGCAATTCATAGTAGTCATTCTTTTTCAGACCAGTATAGATCTTAAAATTCGCAGTTCCGCTGGTTGTCAAATATTCGGCAAACTCGACATGCTGCTTATTATTACTCTTTAGTTTAGGATGACCACAGAATATAGCAAATTCAACATCTGGTCGAGTTTTGTAAAATCTCTGTGCCAATTGCATATAGAATTCTGGTTGCTTTTCGTCATCCCATCTTGCTGCAAAACCTACACGTTGCTCACGTGATGTAATTGGTTTGACAAAAGGTACTCTGCTCTTAACTTCTTCTTTACCAAACGGTAATCCTGTTACATAGATAGGTGCTTTCATTCCTGCAATACGCAGATTTGCAACCATTTCCTCACTTGCGACAAGAATTCCTGATACAAACTCATCTACCATTTTTTCGTAGTGACGCATCCAATGTGCCATTCCTTCACGATTAACAAAATCATCTGGATCAATAGATTGTGCTAAACAACGAACATACACCTTTGGGCGAAACTTTTTAGGAACCTGTTCTAAGATATACGGTAAGCTTTCGATGCCGGGTGTAAACATATCCTCATAAAAGATTACCGAATTTTTAGTTAATTTGCCCTCTTTCATCATCTTAATAAGATTGGCGTGTTGTGTCATACTATAATAGGTGCGCCCGTGTGCATCAAGCACACTACCTGTTACAATTTTCTTATCAGTAGTTAACTCATTACCGGTAATGAGTTCATAATTAATCCCGCGTTGTTGGAACACACGTTCGTTCCAATCTTGCAATTGTAAAGTGTAACGACTTTCATATGATTCAAGACCCATATACGCCAATTTATCCATAAAATCCCCTAAAATTAATAAATACAGTATAACATATCTTCATAAAAGAATCAAGATGACACCAAATGAATTTTTAATAAATTGCAATAGCATACACGGCACCAAATACAATTACTCTAAATCGGAATATATAAATCACGGAACAAAATTGCTTGTCAAGTGTAACACCTGTTCTACAGAATGGTGGGTTAGACCATTACACCACATAGGCAAATCTAAGTCAGGATGCCCAACTTGTGCTAATATATCGCGTAAACAATTAAAATCAAAAACAACAGAACAATTTATAAAAGACGCAAACATATTACATAAAAATCTATATGATTATAGCCTTGTTACCTATACACTTAACACAGATCATATAAAAATTAAATGCCACAAGCACGGAATTTTCGAGCAGACACCATCTGTCCATTTAGCCGGGTTTGGCTGTAAATTTTGTTCAGGATATAAATCTGAAATAAATGTGCAGACAGAATTTTTAAAATACAAAAAAGAAGTATGGAGCTATTCAAATAAATCATATAGAAGATATAAATCTATAATAAATCCTAATCTGATACAACGTAGTAGAGCATTCCAATTGGATCATAAATTTTCAATAATAGAAGGATACAAAAATAATATAACACCCGATATCATTGGTCACTATAAAAATTTACAAATGTTATCTGCAAAAGATAATAGAGCCAAATGGGGCAATTCTTGTATAACAAAAACTGAATTAATTGATTCACTTTCTGTTATTTGATTTAAAGAATATTATTTAAGTATGTTATCCATATAGCTATGATATGTTTTTGATTTATCTGTGCGGCCAACTACTTTTCTTCCACATTCACTACATTGATGATATGATTGAGTAAAAATAACTGGTTGTCCGTTTTTCCATTTAGGAAATTTTTTTATTTCTTCTGAACCTTCAATTGTAAATTTATTTACACACTGATTAAATGTACATACAACTTCGAATGTCATTGGATCACAAAACGAAACATCAACTTTCTTTTTTGATAATTTTGATGCCATATATTTCCTTAATTAAATTCCTGCTAACACATTCAGTGATGCTTCCTGGTCTGCCCACATCTTCTCTTGATCAATCCTAGTTTTTAGATATCTGCGAATTGTATCACGATTATTCCATATAAACCGTTCGTACCTTAATAACTTCTTTTGACAGCCTTCGCAATCATTTACAAATATCAGTGAGTCTAAATCTATATAACCAATACTTTCGTAATCGCCTGTATCGTACTCATCTTCAGTGGCTTCAATATAATGATCTATACCGCACTGGCAATGTATAGACGGACTACCACCACCGCGGCACGAATGCCACATCATTTGGCTTGCTACTTCACCCGGCTCGGTATAGACAGTCATTTCTGTTCCTTAAACTTCTGTTCCAATATATGCAATGCACGCAAATCCCTGCGTATATAATCAAGCATTGCAATTTCTTCCTCGTCTAGTGATAACTTTTCCACCAGCCGTTGTTCGCTGTCCGGATCTTGCAATGATTTTGGAAATTCAGACATATTTCAAAATATAATGTAAAACATCTTCACCACTAAGTTTAACAGTTTCGTGTGGCCAAGTCGACCACTCCTTCTTTGATTTGACTTCGAGTAGGAATACTTTTTTGGCTGTTGTTCTTGTTATCTGACATATAACCATATGGCTACTGTACTGACCTCTACGAGAGGACACGACATAGTTGCCTGCTTTTAACTCTTGGCTTAGTAAATCGAAGTGCGTTATCTCTGCAGCCATTATTCTTCTACTACGTTGCCTTCTCTATCGTGCTTATAATCGATGCTGCGAATCAGCTTATCTCCCATCCAATAAGAACAATTCTCATCCTTATCTGCCTCAAGTGTCTTTAGCATCTTATCGAATTCTTTCTTGCTGATTTCTCTACCATCGATAATAGTTTCGCCCAGATAACGTTGTGATACAGATTCGAAGGAATCGTCATCATTACCGGAATCAATCATTGTTACTTCGTCATATGCGTGTTCAAGCTCTGCCGCTTCAATTACATAACGATGTCTAAAAGTAGAAATAGTATCAACGATGTATAATTTTTTCTTAGCCACTTTATTTTCTTCCTTCTTAAGTTTAGATGCCATCATCATATTATAAAACTCTAGTTGTTTTTCTACAACCTTTTTCGCTTCTTTCACGCACGGAAAATCTTTAGTTTTCATAATCCTAGTCCTTCCAAATTTTCGTAGGGTACTCTAAATCCTGCTGCATGGAAATGCCCGCCACCGCCGTAAGTTACAGCAATAGCCGACACATCGATACCTTCTTTAGATGAACGTAAACTAAATTCGCGTCCATCTGGCTTATCATAATAACAGGCAGCAAAAGGTTCATTGATAGCCATAATATGTCCTGCTTCAGAACTCATTGTATACGGAAGATTACATACAGGTACATCGTATCCTGCAATCGTGATTCTTTTCTGCATAACACCGATCAATTCCCGAATATCTTTTAGGTGCTTACGATCAATCGCCTTACCTTCAGTAATCAATTCTTGTAGATCAATCTTCATCAACATATCCCAATTTTCGAATGTGTAACCATAGCTGAAAATTGATGCTTGAATTTCTTTTGTGAATGGGATTTTAAATTGCCAACGATCTCTATCATCGACATGTTTAATAATTTGGGGAATATCTTCACCGGGGAAAAAGAACATCCAGGTAAGCATTGCACCACTGAAGTTATTTTCTAGACTATAAAGTGTGGTCATTTGTTTTTCTAAACCCACTAAGTCGATAATTGCTGTTGCGTGGTGGTCGATATGTGTAACGCTATTTGCCTTAGCAATGATTTCTTCCATTACAGGGCGTTTATACGCAAAGTCTACAATATAGACATCTGCTCCTGTTACATCTGGTGGTGGTGTTTGATATACTCCTGCATAGTATTCAACGTCTTCACCTAACGCTCTTCGTACTACCCATGCTGCTGTAAATCCATCGGCACAATTGCCATGATAGATACATATTTTCTTCGTCATTTATTTCCTTCTTTTCGGTTGTTGGCTTTTATGGCGAATGTTTAGATTGTGGCGCCTCGGCGGCCTCGAAACAAATTGTGGTTCACATTCTGCAAACACTGAATGGGCACATATGAGCCCATTCAGCATGCCATGCATATAGTTTACGCCCATCCCGCCTACATATACAGAATCCGACTGTATACCAATCATGTTCTCTAGGCAACTAAGTTGTTTTTGCAGTTTCTCATTCATCTATGTTGATAAGATCTTCATTATCGAGACTTGCTATATCTTCGGCCTTAATCTCTTTCTTTGTATTAGCACTAGAATGATCGAATAAGGAGTGGTATGTATCGACAATCTTATTTTCCTTGAAACTAATACTATTGAGTTGGCCTTCATAATCTTTCAATAGCTGGTATGCACCATCTCTATCTCTAGAAAATAATTCTTCAACAAAACTATTAAAGAAGAAAATATTATTAGGTAAGAAATCACAGATAGGTACCTTTGTTTTCTTTACCCAATCACGGTAATCAATCTTCTTAGTTGCATATACGATATCTGCATGCCGATTAATCTCTTGTACGGCCTGGATATGATTATAGACATTATGTCCCATAACAATAGCATAGGTAGTTGTGTCCCAACTTGTCTTACCTTCCTTGCCATGCTTATTTAAATCGCCGGGACCCATTACACATAGATCACCGACAGTACAACGTTCCATAATAGGACCTTGGAATGTCATACCTAATTTACTGCCCTTTAGGGATTTATCATCGAGCCCTCTTCCCATTGCATAGGTAAGTTGATAGGGGTCGAATTTATTATAATTATAGGATAACGCATAACCGCCAGCTGCAACAAACGGTGATGCAGCATCGAAGCTAATGTTAATGTTAGGATTATACTTCTTTAGTTCACGCTCAATCGATGTCAGATAACATGCCCAATCTAATCTACCAATTCCCAAAAAGTGAATCCAATCTTTAGTTGCTAGTAATCCGTCTTCTCGCAGATCAATAAGACGTTCGAGCGCAGTTTTCATATCTCTCATGTTAACACCGGCGAATGCCCATCCTTCGAGTGTTCTATCAGGTGTGTATCCGAGTGCCTCTACTGCTTCCGGGATGCTATATGGGATAACTCTTTCGTACCATGTCTTTGATGTTTCATTTGAACTACCTGAAAGTACATTTAAGAATTTAGTTGCACCAGGTACTCGATGTTCCATAAAATACTTGAGATTGTATTCAGTAACATCTAAGCAATCTTCAAACTTAGTCAAACCAGTCTTCTCACTCAATGGTGGCAATGCAGCAAAAGCTGGAACGTCTAATGTCATTGACCAATCAGATGTGTGTTCTAGATAGCGTAATATTTCTTCACGTAATTTATCACCTGCCGGGGTCATAACAGTGGTCCAATCCATCTTTATAACACCTGTTGCAATTTGGAATCCGCCCGAATCACCGACAAGGATAGTATCTTTATCACGCTTGTGAATCATAGGTTCCCTATCATCACACTTATCTAACTTACGTTCAGCGTGACCTGCTGAATACAATCCATACTTGTAACTAAAGTACGCATCTTCGGGACCCTTTAAAAAGTCCAGTCCCTGAATACCCAGTTCGAATTTTTCTGGTACACGCTCTTTGGGAATAAACTTCTCATCAAGCAAATCTTTGCCCAGATGTGTTGTATAGAATCCGCTGATAGCCGGCAGGTATCGCGCCCAACCACCTTTGTCATGTCTCTCTGTGAAGTTTACTTTATTTTGTGTCATATTGTATTTAGATCTTAAGCCTTGCCTGCTGGTAAAAGATAGGTATATTTTCCGATACCGCTATCAATATCAATCTTCAATGCACCCATATCTGAGAAGCTCATTGTTGCTGTTGCAGTCTCTGTCAATTTTAGAATGCTTAGAACCTGTGCCAATGGCCAAGACCATTGATGTTTCAGTGTACCAGTTACGTTATCCGCAAATGGAACAGTTGTCCTATCTGTAGGACCGTTACCTACGCTAAAGTTTAGTGTACCCTTATCAACGCTTACTACGAAACGCTTTTCAAAGCCACCAAATACACCTAAGCAATATGATAGTTCAGCAATCTTCTTCTTTTCGGGAGAGATTACTACGTTCCATGTTGCACCCTTAAATGGCGGAACTTTGATCTGTTCATTAACCATTGTTTCGCTCATGAAACGATAGTTAGCAGTATGACCTACACCACTAGCAAACTTAATTTCAGTCGGTACAGTCACGCCATTACGCACTTCAGTAACAATGTCTGTTGTCGCTGTTGCACTAGAATATACAGGGAAGTCAATACAACCCTTTAAGATAGCAATACGTGATAAACCTACAGTAGTATCGATATCCTTAATAGGCTGATACATACTACCGAAAATAACAACGGTTTTGTCTGCATCGATTGCTTCAATCTTTGCTTCTGTTGTTGTACCTACAATTTTTACCATATCAATGAAGCCTAATGAATTAGTGTGCTTGATGATATCTTTAAATGAATCTATTAACATAAAATCTCCTCTTTGTTTAGTATATAATATTGCGAAACGTATGTCAAACGTTTCAGCACTTGCTGAAGTCAAATAGCGTTTCTAAGTGAGCATGTTCTTTGTTGGTTCTACTCAGGTCCCATTTAAGAACACCTAATAGGTTCTCTACCTTCTTATCAACAATGCCTGCCATCATATCATCACTGTCAAATGGTAGAGTTAAGAACCATTCTGGTAAGTGTACTTCATCTACCGGATATGCGATACTTGTAAGTCTATTTTCTGTAGTTGCTTTAAGTTTGCATATGATTACTTTCTGTCCATCAATAATCTTCATTGCATGTTGATCCATATGAACTTCTTTTAATCTATTCCATGCTAGGCTTGCCGTGACGTGGCCTGGCACATGCAGATTTCCGACATTGATACCTTTTAGTTTCTTAAATCCTGCATCTTCGAGTTTATCCCTATAATGCGTCAATTTATTAACTGCTCTGGGTGTACCTTGTTGCCATGGTTTCATATCTTCAAATTTTTCCTTGAATAAACGTACCTTTTCGATCACTGCATTCTCACCCTTGTCCGTTAGTGTATCCATTAGGATCTCACTGAGGAACTGTTGCACGAATTTCGGGGTATCTGCACGCTTCAAATCGAGTCCCATAGCCTTTACCTTGCCTACCTTGCCACCTACATCAAGTCTAATGCCATCTTTATCATACATCAAACATGCATAACGCTTCTTAACAATCCAGATACCTGTCTCTGAAACAGTTTCACGAGAGCTTGCAATTACACCAGTTGAACGCTTAATTGGGACATTTAATTTACCCAATAAGAATTCCGGGAAGGTTGCGGAAACTGCTTTAGCCAGGTCATTATAGAGATCCACAATGCTTTCTTTGGTCCATAAAATATCACCCTTTTCAATCTCTTCCTTAAGAATCGGATATGCTGAGAAGTAACAAGAGTCTGTATCTCCATACACAATAGATTTACCGTAGTGATCGTATTCACCTGTCATCATTTCGTTTGTCTTAGCTGCCATGTGTTTAGTAATTGTTCTACCGGTTAAAGTAGTTGATTGACCAAGACGCTGGTCGAAAAATCTACTGCCAGCATTCAATAAAGCGCCGTATGCAGAATTTAAGTTAATTTTCTTAACCAACTGCCGCTTATCCCAGAAACCGACAATACGCTTTAAATCCTTTTGATCTCTGTATATTGCCTTACCATCCTTAACCATTAAGTTGTGTTGATTCATATATTGAATTACACGCTTCTTATGGCCTTCGGTAATGATTTCCTTTAATTTTTTAGGTCTATATGACTCGGCGTCTAAGTAGGGGGTAGCCTTTGACTCCACGTCGCTAATGTCATCATTTGTGAACAATTCCGCCGGTACTTTTACACCTGCTATCTTGGCATTGTCCTCAATGTCCTGATAGTTGGCCATAATGCCCTGTAGCACCTTACGCTCATTGTACCAACGAGTTAATAGACTAGGAATTACACCTTCCTTATCAGTCTTAAAGATTGTACCGTTTGCGCTGATACACCATGGCTGTCCACTTTCGAATATTAGATCATGCAGTTCTTTACCAGTCACTTCAAATTCGGATCCATCTTCCATATCTAATATTAGTTTAGAGCCTATATCTTCATTATAGAAATCTTCCATCTCTAATACGTGGAATCTATCATTCCACCAGGATGCGAATGTATGCTTACCACCCTTTGCCTCCCATATAGCGATTGCTTCATTAGTACGATCTAATCTAATCTGCCCAATAATCATTTCTGGACTCATATTTAGAGTTCTAATAACAGATGGATATAGTGACTTCATGTCAGTACTACCTATCCATCTATGGAATCCCTTTCTAGGAGTTGCAACCCACCCACCTGCTGCGCGGCTTGCTGTCTCTTCGTGACCATGCTTCTTATCTGGACAGATCATATTATTGTTATGAGCTTCCATTAAGACATTTTGGTCAGTAACTGCTACTGCACCCATTGTTGTTTGGATTAATACGCAACTCGAATGCGCGATAGAATTTGCCAAGTCAATGAATTGAAGTTTCTTATCTAGTTTATCTAGCAGACGTGTATCTTGTAAATTGTATTCCAAGAACTTTTTAAAGTCATCGTTATACAATTCGTCTAGCGTGCCTTCGTACTGAATCTTTGTTTCGCCTAATTCAATTTCTGCAATAGCATTGAGCGTATAGCTGTGACGTTCTTCGTAGTTGTACTTTTTATAGATTGCCATGTAATCTATAGAAATGCGACCAATCAAATCATAAGTAAACGCTTCACGACCGCCACGTTCAAACTTACGTTCCTTGGGCATCTGTTCCCAAAGACACAATCGTCTAGCTTCGTTTTTACCTAGGACTTTCTTTATACGATTTACAACATATGGAATATCATATGGTTCACTGTTCCATCCCGATAATACATCAGCATCTTCGACAATGTCTATAAAGGCATTAAGCATTTCTGCTTCTGTTTTAAATAATACTGTATTACCTACTTCTTCAGCAATTGCCGATGCTTCTTCCCATGTCAATGTTTCTGGTGGAAATGCTAAACAGATAATCTCATCTAGCCATTGCAGATGAACCGATATAGCAGTAATGTAGTTGTCAGCATCAGCAGCATCTGACCACCCCTCATCCTTATCGAAACTAGTTTCAATATCGAAGAATGCTACATTTAGTGCTGGTGCGTCACCGTTGTGATAGTTGTGCTCAAGTGAACGAAAAATAGGATCAACATCTGATTCCCATCTTTTTACATTACCCGACAGTGTTTTTATTAGTTTTTGTTTTTCAACATAGGTACGTGGCACAATCTTCTTTACAGTGTCACCGTAAATAGACTTGTGTGAACCCTTCGGGTCGCTGAGAAAGAAATGGTAATCAGGTTGGAACTCACGATAAACACGCTTACCGTTAACTCTTTCTACAATCTTAATTACTTCAGTATCTCCGCCCCGTTTAAATAAGGCGTCAACGTACATTAACCCAAGCCCCCGGCCTTATATAGTTCTTCGAGTTCGTCGAATGCTTCCCTCTTATCATTCATATCTCCCTTCTGGCAGATTTTGATAAGCTTGTTTAACTGACCGGGTTTTACTTCTAGTTCTTCAGCGATAGCTTTTACTGTCTCGCTCAATCCCTCTTTCAGATCCTCACATTCCTGTAATACCTGAACTCCATCTGCAATCAACTGTTTTAGTCGTGCAACATTCTCTGGTGATAATTTAGCCATTTGACTCCTTGAACTTGTAGTGCTTTATTTAGCGGTTAGTCTATTGTAGCAGTTATGTTCATGAAAGTCAATTAGACGCGGCACCCACCATTCCTGTGCCTACATTCAGATCGGCGCTATCCATTTTACCCACGTTGCGTGGATTTTCGTAGTGATCCAACACTTTCTCGCTATAGGCCATTTTTAGTTCTCCTTCTCTCATGAGCAAGTTTCATGGATATAGATCTCCTGAGACGTGTTTCTTCGGAGACGGGAGGCCTTTTTCTCTGAGATTCAGACATTTTCCTCTTAGATTCTTCAGTATGATTTTTACCCGCCATTACACTAGGTTTACCATAACCATGATGTTTTTCTCCAGAAAATTGTTTTAATCTTGTTTTTTGTTCTTCAGACATAATCCTGCCAAAACAAACATTCTTCTCCCCGAGCATAGATTCGCTTTTCTTACGTTTTTCTTCTTCTGTCCAGGCTCTCCCACCCTTAGAATGGCCTATCTTACCCACATTACCTTCGCCGCCATCGGATTTATTCTGTAATATGCCTGTATTAATATCTTTTCTTCCCCACCACGAAATCATCCTGCGTTCTATCGCCCAGGCACCTATCTCGGATAATTTAGATTCGAGAATCACAATTTTCGACTTATCGTTAGGTCTGTTTATATTTGTGTGCTTTTCCCAGGCTCTCCTGTTTTTACCTTTCCCTATGTAGTAAGGTTTGCCGGAGTTACCTATATATGCATATACATAGAATATATTATATAAATCCATATGCATTTCCGGATGATTCGGTACCGGTGAAAGAAGACCCGGTATGGGTGCCCGTAGTGTATCCATGTATCGGGGAAAGTAATCCTTTACGTGCATTCTCGCTTGCACGAGGTTGACCGAAACGATACATCTGGTCAGGCATGACCCTTCTAAACCATTCTACTATAAGTGGGCGGACATCGCGACCTGGATCCGATTCTTCCAGCGATTTAAGCTGATCGTTTAGCTCATCGTCTTCTATAATTTCCATTATATAGATTGGCGCCACGATAGCTGGAATAGGTTTTTCCATTAATCTCTTAACGAGTTCAAAATCATCTAAAGTGAGTGGTAATTTATAAACTGCTTCTTTTAACTGTTTAACAGGTCGATAGGCATATCTATGTGCTCCAAACTTCAAATCAAGTTTATCTGCTGCATTTGATGCGCGCCGTAGATTGTTGTACGGTCCTGCTACCTTATATCCTGTACGAGTATCGTATACTTCGTATGCACCCAACTCTGCTAAATCACTTTCTGCAATACTAGTTTTTTGAATAATATCTTTAAGTGATACATAATCAGCTTTTAACTTTGATTTTAGAAAATCTCTAGCTGTGCCTGCGGCCATATGGCAAAGTTTATCTACATATAGATCCATACGTGATTGTAATTTATCAATTGTTCTATATGATTGGGCTGATAGGCCACGGTCAGTTAGACCTTTTGGTAGTAAAATTTCAACTATTCTCATATGTGTATTTATCAAATTTTATTAACATTGAAAATAATGTCAAAATAAAAGGGCCGAAGCCCCTTTATTAGTTTGATATTTTAGATATCAAATTGTTCTGATACAGACTTAGGAACTAAGTCGATCTTGTATTCTTTAGCTTTTTCTACAATAGCTGGAAGAACAAATACAGCGCCCGGAATAGCAACTAAACCAGCAAAAGTAGTTGCCTTAAGCAATTCAACTGCTTTCTTATTTGCTTCGGTAATTTCCTTCGGTGTAGCTTCGCCCTGGAACGACTTTTGATAAGTCTTCCACATATCTTGGCTATTTGTGTATTCAGTCTTGAATACGGTTTGTACTTTTTCAAATACTACCTTTGCTTCGTCCGCTGTCTTTGGGACATTTGCGAAAAGATCGGTTGTTGCTTTGAAAAAATCTTGAGGGGTTTTAGGGATTGTGAACATTTTTAATTTCCTTATTGAGTGCCATTGTGGCCACTATTGCAAATCTGTTGCCTCACCATGAGCGCAACATTGCATAGTGTATTACTTATCAAAAAATGCTGCGACCGCACATTTTATTGGTAATAATCTGCCTCAAATTTATACCGGTGGTTTTGGTTCTGTGGTTTCTTTAATTTTTACTCCGGCAGCACCAGAGCCTAACAATGTACCGTAGGCAATTCCGAAATTAAGCATGTCGAATTTACCTGATTTATACACTTCGAATCCGGCAAATGCTACAAATGCCACTATACCTAATATCCATAACCATCTTGCAGGATCATGTGTTTTTCCATCTGGACCTGTGAATAGATCACCCAAAATTCTACTTAATTTATCCATTTTGATTACTCCAATTAACGCAGTATTTATAGAAAAAGCCCAGTGTATTAAACTGGGCTTTTTGATTTGAACTAACCTAAGTTAGTTATTAGCTTATTGTGCTACTTGGTAAGTGAAAATCACTGTTGCAGTAGAACCAGATGTTGCGCCTGTAGAAGCAACTGTTGCATTGACTTGGACTGAACCAGCTTCTGTAACAAAAGTTTCTGCCATATACATTCCTGCAAGTTGTGTATCATTTTCGCCAGTTGTCATGTAAGCTGCAACGCCACCTGACTTACCAACCGATAATGTTGCTGATGCATCAGCTAAACCAACTACTACCTTAACTGATAGTACTGTTGCGCCTGCTGGCATTGCTGTACCAATTGCCGTTGTACCGTTTGCACTTAGATCAACAACTGCTTGGAAGGACTTAACTGCGCCAGCTGAAGCACCTGCCGCAATAGCCTGATCAACATAATACTTATTAGTTAATGCCGAAGGAACTGCTGCAATTGCTGTTGAATATTGCGCTGCTGTTGGACCTGTTACATTTACATAATTACTTGTACCAGAAAGATCTAAAACAACATTACCTGTTACAGCCTTTAATGTTAAGAATGTATTACCTTGGATAGTTAACGGTGTACCTGCATCAGATTGTAACAAGCCTGAGCCTGCTGGTCCGATAATAACTGCACCAGTACCATTAGGTGTAAGTAAAATGTTAGAGTTAGTAGCAGTAGAAGTAATTGTTAAATCTGTGCCATTAGCGACAAATGTACCGCCTGTTGCTCCACCAAGTGTTAATGTAGGATTCGATGAAGGTACAGTATATGTCAAACCTGCGCCGGACTGTATTGCACTTGAACCGTTACCAAACAATAGTTGGTTAGCTGTGAATGAAGTTGCACCAGTACCGCCATGTGCTACATCAACTGTCTTAAGTGAAACTGCACCAGAAGCTGTTGTAAACGAAGCAGTATTGAAACTAGCAACACCCTTTGCAAGTGTTGTAGCATCTGCTGCTGTAATGGTATATGTCGAACCAGTTGCAGATGTTGATATACCTTGTGCAGATGTACCTTGAATTAATACTGTACCACCTAAACTTACTGAACCAGAACCTGAATCAGCATTCAGTGTAATTGCAGAATTTGCGAGCATTCCGTTTGTTACGCCACCGGACTTAATACCTAACTGACCTGCCACAGCAGTTTGTGTTAACCCACCTGCAGAGTCAAGTACCAATGTTAATGGACCACCTGTATCATTAAGAGCAAGTGCACCAGCGATGTCAAGTGTAATTGCCTGATCAAGACCAACTGTAACATACTTAAGACCGTTACTGATAACCGTCGAAACAACTGTACCAGAAATATTAACACCATCACCGGCAACATAAGTACCAGCACCGGAGAACTGAACCCATACCTGACCGGAGAATGAAGTTAGATATTCATTTGTTTGTGTCCAACCAGAATTTGCATGTGTACCTTCTGCTACGAATACCGAAGCGTGTACTAATTCAGTATATACATCAGCATCAGCACGACGTGTTAATACATATGTACATGTTGGAGCAGTGCCCGTGATAGCAGCAACATAGATACCATTCTGAGAGTTTACACCTTGATTTGTTAACAATGTGCTTTCGCCATCCAGCATTGTTTCGCCATCAATAATAAGATCTGCGCCTGGAGTCGCCTGTAACAAAGCAACATCGCTGAACGAAATAGTGTTAACTGATTGCTTCCATTGTAGACCAGAGATTAAATTATCAACATATGCTTTCGATGTAGCTGCTGTAGCACCAACTGCAATAGCTGGTAAGCCTAATACTTGTCCGCCACCAACGAATGTAATATTCGCTGCTGATGTCATAGTAGAACCACCTAATTGTACATATCTGCTATCAACTAAGTTGTATACATCGGATGCAACTACTGGTGTATTACCAGAAACGCGACCGTAGCTATCAAGTGTTACCTTAACAAAATCACCTGTAGCCGCTTGCGAAACTGTTGCAAGACCGATATCTGTGTTTGTAGAAACACCATTGCCATCTGATACAGAAATTTGACCACTTGTGCCTGTAATTTGACGCATTGCCATAGCACCGTCTGCTGTGACAACTGCATATCCGAACGGTGCAGCTGATAAGCCTTCAAGTGCTGCTAAGTTGTTAGCAAGTACAAAAGTTGGAGCAGCAGCAACGCCACTTGGGTTGGTGATAGTAAAACCACGAGAAGGAGCAACCAACGAAGTGGAAGTATATGTTGCAGCACCTGTCTGAACCATTAATCCAGTTGATGTCTTTGCAGCCAATGCATCTAAATGCGAGCTATAAGATTGAACGCCTGAAGTTGCGCCCGGTGCAGCCTGTAACCACCCTGTAGCCGTGCCATTTGCATAAATGACATTGCCAGCACCTGTTGCTGGGAAAATTTCTTCTAGATTGTTGTCAGTAACAATCATTGATGCCATTGTGTTTAATGCGCTAGTTAAATCTGTCGGAGGAGTTGGCCAAACTGTTACGTTTGATAACGCTGCATTATTCCATACACCTGCGGTGGATACCATTGTACCTAACGAAGCTTCGATTGCGTCAACTTCAATTTGTAGTTGTGCTGCGTCACCGCCAGTTGCAAGTTCCATCCATGATGTACCGTTGTAGAATTCTACATAAGCTGCTGCAGGTGCATCGTTATTGACGCGGACCATACCAGTTGTTGCTAATCCTGCACGAGCTGCACTATTACCTACTGGTGCAACAAATGCTTTTGTTCCGTCTAATTGAAATACACCTGCGCCCTGACGGCTAAGTGATGTATCGCCACCGATACTAACGGTAGCTGAGGTCGAACTTAAAACTGCATTACCAGTTGTTAGAGTTACGTTTCCTGCAGATGACGTAATGCCAGCTGAGGTAAGTGCTGCATCGGTTGAACCGTTTGCTGCCTTAAAGTTAAATGTACCAGCGTTATTAATTAGACGGGTACCTGCCTTACCTAGTTGTAGGTCAGAACCTACACCAATAAGACCGAAATTCTTTACGTTTGCCATTGTTTTCTCCTATAATAGGCCAGCATGGCCTTCAGTAAACTATTTATCCAAAGATCAAATTATTACACATATGAGACTATGATCTGCGCCTCACCTAAACTTGATCCACCACTAACGAAAGCAGATGTAATCGTTACATCTCCACTAACTGTATCAATCCCGAAAAGTATGTCTGTAGATGTTGTGTAAGTTCCTGCAACTGTCAGATCAATTAATCCATTGGTCATTAATCCTGCCGGAACAGGTGGCTGTGGCGTAGTTAAATTATTAACGTGATATCCAATTGACAAGGTTGCTGCTCCATTGAACGGAGTTATAACTTCAACTGTAATTAAAGATACTCTACGTCCTGTGCTTATTGATCCTATATTTATGGACGGTAATGAGGTCGTTGTAAGGGTATATTCAAGTGATTTTGCATCTGTCGTGGAACTATCCTGATTACTTGTTTCAATCCAAATAGTTCCATTAAATAACCACAGACTCCATTCACCAGAATTATTTCCTTGTGCATCTACACTGTCAATAACATATGCCTGATCACCGATAAGTGGATTCATTGCATTTAATTGAGCTAGATTTGTTACAACCGTTAATGTTGCTGTTCTTAATCCTTCTTCAATATAAAGACCACAAGCCTTCACACCATTTTCCACTGAGATTAGGCCAAAATCTTCGACAGCCGTCCCCACGACATCTAGGAAATCTATGGCTCTGGCATCCGTTGCTATAAATTTAATAACTGGTGTAATAGAAGCAGGCGTTACTAATGCTAAACCCGAACCAGAGTTTAAATCTGCAAATGGAACACTATTGATGTCTAGTGTTCCATTTATAATTGTAATTGGACCACCAGCTGTATTGGTTATTATTAGTGTCTGTGCGTTAGTAGTAGATGCAACGATATTCGGTATACCTGCTGCATTTATCACCTGAGCCATCTGCGATCCTCTTGCATAATCAGAATATCCACCAGGATCAGTTGATGCTATGTTAAAGGTAACAAGAATACCATTAATGGTAGCTGTAGCATATGGCCCACCTGTTACCCATAATAAAAGTTCACCATAGAATAACGTATTGGTCGTTTGAACTATTGATGGAGATAAAACTGTTGATGCTGTAACACCAGTTAAACTGGTCTGGAAATTTACAGCGGTCACAACATCATTTATACCATAAGGATATTGTGCAATTAAGATATCTATATCATTCAGCTGGAATACCGATTGTGGAGTTAATGCGGGACCAGATGCTGTACTAATTGATGTAGAGGATGTATTATTTCGTAATTTTATGTATAATTCAGATCCACCAGGTATTATAGTAATTTCACCGGGTATAGTAAGAGATGCATAAATTACATCGCCTACATCTCCTGGTAGATAATCTAAATAATCTACTATTTTCTGAACTGGATTAATTGTGAACCAGCCCGGTATGGTATCGG